AAAACCTATGGATTGGAGAAATTATCAATTCTGGAGAAAGGACATACGCCGAGTGGACGAAACGACGGCAGAGTTCAACCTACTTGTTCAAAGAACAAAGCGGAGAATTACTCTCACAGAACGAATTGGAGAGTCTATTCGATTGCTCCAAGGGACATCCGAAAATTTTGAAGGAATATCTAAGCGGCAGATTGTCTCTAGAAAATTTCGTAATTTACGAAAAAATTTTCCATTTTTGTGAAAAGTTTGATAAAAAACTTACCGACCCAGTGTGGGAAACCGTAAGTCTCAAAGTTAAAAAATATAGTCCCTTCATAAATATTGATGTGTTCAACTACAAGAAATTATTAAGGGACATAGTAAATGAGTGATTTTTTTGAGTCTGATATTATCCAAGAAGAATTGAAAGAAATTAATGATCTCCAAGAGAAGATCTACACAACTGCAATGTCTTTTGGTACTATGTCTCGTGATGATAAAATTGAACATATTGAAATGTTACAGAATTTGCTAGAAAAGCAGCAAGTGATGTACACTAGAGTTTCTCTTTCAGACGACCCTAAAGCGGTTGAGATGAAAGAGAACTTACAGAAGTCTGTTCTGATGATGGGTTTTCCTCCATCAACAGACATAAAGACTTTATTTGATAGTATGAACACAACCATTGAGACTCTCAAGCAACATATTGACAGTTGAGAGATTCTTCGCTATACTATCCAAGTAAATCTCCCAAATCTAACAAATCCGAGGTAATCCGAATGTCTTTCGCTGATCTTAAGAAGCAATCCAAATTGGGTTCTTTGACCGCTAAACTGGTTAAAGAAGTTGACAAGATGAACAAAGCAGGTAGTTCTGGAGATGATCGTCTCTGGAAACTTGAGTGTGATAAGAGCGGCAACGGTTATGCTGTTATCCGTTTCCTTCCTGCTCCCAACGGAGAAGATCTGCCTTTCGTTAAGCTGTACTCCCACGCCTTCCAGGGTCCTGGTGGTTGGTATATTGAAAACTCTCTGACCAGTTTGGGTCAGAAGGACCCTGTGTCTGAATACAACACGATGCTGTGGAACAACGGCACCGATGCAGGTAAGGAACTGGCACGTAAGCAGAAGCGTAAACTGACTTACATGGCAAACATCTACGTTGTCAAGGATCCTGCTAATCCTGCTAACGAGGGTGGTGTATTCTTGTACAAGTTTGGTAAGAAGATCTTTGACAAACTCACCGCTGCTATGCAACCTGAGTTTGAAGATGAGGAAGCAATCGATCCGTTTGATTTCTGGCAAGGTGCTAACTTCAAACTGAAGGCAAAGAACGTTGCAGGATATCGTAACTATGATTCCTCTGAGTTCGCTGCACAGTCTGCTCTGCTAGACGATGATGATGCCATGGAAGCAATCTGGAAGAAAGAATATTCCCTGGCAGAACTCGTTGCTGCTGACCAGTTCAAGGACTATGACACTCTGAAGAAGCGTCTGGACTATGTTCTGGGTAACAAGGGTACTCCTAATTTCCAGGATCAAGAGACCGTTGAACAAGAAGAGGAGTTTCGTGCTTCTAACCGTGGGGATACTTCCACAGTTGCTACTAACAGTGGTGGATTTAATGATCCCGACATCACTCTATCATCAAACAAAACTGAAGATGAAGATGATGCTCTGTCATACTTTGCCAAACTGGCAGAAGACTGATACAGAGAAAGGGGGTCTAATGACCCCCTTTTTTATTGTGCGGATGTATTTCTAGTATTTCTAGTTGCTGCTACGTTGCTACTTATGTACTCAGAGGAACGTCCATATTTCATTTCATTTCTCATATCTTCAAGGAACATTCCTAAGTATTCATCTTTCAGTACAAAAATTTGTCTTTTTTTATCATTTTCTCTAACTTCGTAAACATAATTGCTAATTGAAACCACTGGGTTTAGATCTGCAGTTGGTGTTGAAGGATTTGCAATTTTAAAATCTTCGTCAACAACTTTACCAGCGGGAAGAATAAGTCTCCCTGAAGAATCTTTTACCTCAGTAGTTTCGTAAAAACGTACATCATTTAATTTTGTGCCATACTTATTATCTGCATACCTGTAGAGATCTTTATCAGATAATGGCCACTGATCTCTTACATTAATGATGTTTGCTGTTATCATAACTACCCAATCAAGACCAGGATCTCCGTAGAGATAATCTGCCACCGTATCTGGTCTTTCTCCTTCACCAATCTGATATCTGTCAAAAGCAGTTACTACATCTTTAAGATCATCACGCAACTTAGTTCTTCTAAAAAGATTTTTAATCAGAACATATTCGGATGACGAATTTCTATCTTTTGATTGGGATTGATAGAATATGTTGGGTAGTTCTCTGAAATAACTCATTTTAGTAACCTACTGAAAAGTCGCCTTGGTTATCAAGTTCATCATAATCTTCTTTGTAAATTGGATTAAGTTCCTTGAACAACATCTGTACTTTTATGTGTGTGGGAGAACCATCATAGAAGGTAGAATATGTGTTTGAACCTGTGTAATTAACTGACATGTTTGTCAGTGCCATGGGTTTAAATCTATTAAGAAATGGGTGTTTATCTTTACCCTTCATATATTCTAACTGAAATATGTATGGAGCAGAGATAAAAATCCCTGCAGCACCACTGTTTTCTGGTAACATAGAATATTTCAGTGTTCTTAAAATAAGTTTCACTTCTGTTGCTTCTTCTCTATTTCTTGGGAAGAATTCAAAAGTAAATGGAAATACCCTAAGGTTAACTCCATTAAAAAGAAGTTCTAGGTTTGGTTGGAATACTTGTCCAGTTGCTCTAGAGATAATTTGAGAAGGAGTTACGGTTCCACCAAGCGCACCAACTGCTGATCCAGATATTGCTGCTATCAAAGCATTCTTTACGCTTGGATCCCCGATCGCATTCCCGGCAGTTCCTGCTAACTGAGTTACAATATCAAGAGCCATTTTACCGGCACTTTCGATACCTTCCCCGCCTTGCTTTATTATTGAAGACGTTGCTGCTAATCCATATGCCTCGATGGGATTTAATTTACCATCAGTCCAATCAATCGCACTAATATCAGATAGTTGTTGTGGAATTGGCAACACAATTGTATATTTTGGATCTTTCAAACCCTCTCTGTTTGATCTCGTACCAGTTGCTTTTGATATATTACCAAAAACATCTTTATTTAATCCAAAACTTATCTCTTTACCATCAACTTTTTCTTTTTTAGGTACTAACTTACCATCCTTGATATCAACACTTGCTAAACCTCCTAAAATACCATCTCCACCTCCATCACCACCAAGATCAAAAGGAGCTTTATATTGTGCTATTCTTATTTTTAAGTAATCACTATCGTTCTCAATACGGTCTTTAGGGTATCTGAAAAGTTTGGTTTTGTTTTTGGTATTTTTTTTACCATTAGTCGCTTTTCCAGAACCACCACCATTTGATGGTTCTTGGGAAAGGTTGGAATTTGAAGATGAGACAATTTTTTGATCTTCTGTCATCAGATACTTTAGTTATTTGTCAGATAGTAAGCGGTTGGAAGTCTCAAGGCATCACTTACTTCCGAGGGATAAATTTCGTAAAGACTACTGGCAATTTCTGGATATGTGTATTTTCTCATCATTCTCCAGTGTAAACTAAAAGCGGTGAATCCTTCAGTTCCTACACTAGAGATAAGCACCAGGGGATGCTGATCATAACGAATACCAGGAGTTTTTGCGTTATATATGTATGTGTAGTATTTATCAGGTTGAGGCACACCTTCAATAGGTTCTAACGCTGTGATAAGTGCTTGCATAATATCGGTGGGATGCATTCTCCTATTTCTTCTACCCAAACTATCAACAACTCCACGAATCCTGTTGACATTTTCATCAGTATCTGTTGGTCTATCTTCATCTCTGCGGACATCTTTTCTAAGACCATCATCATATACGTTAGAACCTATTTCAATATCTGGGTCATTACTGGAAGTTACTTCACCAGTCTCATAGATGTAATAATACTTTTTACCAATTCGTCCACCAGACTTGATGCTTGCCATCACTTAATACCTAATTCTTTTTCAGTAAATACCTTAAAAATATATCCTCTATCTTTACACCACTCTGATGCTGCTTCCCATTTAGCTTGATTTTTGGCATATTCAAATGCCTCACGAAGATATCCTTTTGTTTGTTTCTTAGGTTTTGCTGGTGGAGAACACTGTCTCTTAGGTTTAATTTCAATAATCATTTTCTTGACTCTTCCTGTGGATTCTTTTACCTTGATGTAAAAGTCTGGGAAGTAACGATGCACTCTGCCATCAACAGGTGATCTGTAGGGCATGACTATTTCCTCACTACCCCATTCAAGAATATTCTCATTCAAATCGCAGTAAACCATGAACTTTCGTTCCCATAAGGAACGATAGACGATGTTTGTGGGGTCTCCTTTATACTTTCTAGGATACGACGGTGAATATTTTCCCTTATATGCCATCTAAATAATAATAACAGAATCATATTAGGTATTTAGAGTGGTAAGACCTCGCAGAATATCAGACTTCAAACCAACCCTCACCAATCTTGCACAGACTTCTCATTATCAAGTATTCTTTGCTGGTCTGCCTCTTATGTTAAGGCAGCATCTTAGAGTCAGGGGTCTTGATGGAAGATTTATTTCGGAAACTTCAGGATTACTCTGTAGTAGTGCACTTCTTCCTGGAAGTAGACTTGCTACTGCGGACATAGTTGGTAATCATATGGGTGTATCTGAGAAGATGGCACACACAAGACTATTCACACAGATTCAACTTGAGTTTTATGTGGATAACAAATATAAGACTCTGAAGTTCCTTGAGCACTGGATGGAGTTCATTGCTAATGGATCGACAAGTAGAGAAAATCGTCAATCAAATAAAGATTATTATTTTAGAATGGAGTATCCTGATACCTATAAGTGTAATGAGACAAAAATTATTAAATTTGACAGAGACTATAATGAAGAGTTAGAATATAAATTTATTGGGTTGTTCCCTCTTGATCTTACTTCAACTCCTGTTAAGTATGAACAATCTCAAGTTCTAAAAGCAACAGCAACATTTAGTTTTGATAGGTATCTTATGGGCAAATATGATAGTTTCTCTGTGGCAAGAGGAAGAGAGGGTAATAGAGTTCCAACATTAGCTGGTCAAGATGCTACTCAAGAACAATTTGAAACAGCTCTTGAAAGAAATGCAACTTCTCTTATCAAAGGGACGACCAGAGAGGGATTATCTGGAGCAGGAACAATTGAAGAAGCAACTAAATCTATTAGAGGAATTCGAGAAAACATAAACGGATCTACTTTCATGAACGCCTAATAAATAATCATACTGAATAACATATCATGCCTTTACCAAAAATTTCTACTCCAACATATGAGTTGGTATTGCCTTCGTCTGGAAAGAAAATTAAGTACAGACCCTTCCTAGTTCGTGAAGAGAAGGTTCTTATTGTTGCCATGGAAAGTGAGGATGAAACTCAAATCGCCACAGCAGTTAAAGATGTAATCAAAAACTGCATTATTACTCGTGGTGTGAAAGTTGATGATTTTGCAACTTTTGATATTGAATATGTTTTTCTCAACATTAGAGGTAAGTCTGTTGGGGAAGATGTTGAAGTTCTTGTAACCTGTCCTGATGATGGTGAGACTAAAGTTCCTACTGTAATCAATCTTGATGATATTAAAGTTCATACTGGTAAAGATCACAACAAAGATATTGTCCTTGATGATGACCTTACTCTCAGAATGAAATATCCATCTATGAGTGAGTTTATCAAAAATAATTTTAGTGGAGAAGAAATTACTGTTGAAGGAACTTTTGATTTGATTGCTTCGTGTGTTGAGCAGGTGTTTAATGAGGAGGAATCCTGGTCCGCATCTGATTGCACCAGAAAAGAAATGACAGAATTTCTAGAGCAATTGAGTTCAAAGCAGTTCAAGGAGATTGAAAGGTTCTTCGAAACTATGCCTAAGTTGTCTCATACAGTTAAGGTTAAAAATCCAAATACTGGAGTTGATAATAAAATTGTTTTAGAGGGACTAAACTCTTTTTTCGCGTGAGTATGGCTCATGAAGACCTTGAGTCATACTTTAAAACAAATTTTGCTTTGATTCAACATCATAAATACTCATTAACAGAGATTGAAAACATGATACCGTGGGAAAGAGAAGTTTATCTCACTTTCTTACATCAATATATTGAAGAAGAAAATCTCAAAGCTCAACAATCTGGAATAAATGGCTGAGTTATCGTCTCCAATATTAGGAATGCAAGTTAGGAGGAGTGTAATTCCTGCTAATGCTATATTGGGGCGTTCAGAACAACCTGTTGCTACTGGTCCAGATCCTCAGACTGCATTAGCTTTAAGAAGAAATCAACTTGCCCTTCAAACGGTCAATACAAGTATTGGTGGAATTACAAATCAGATTGCTGTTTTAAGTAACTCCCTTAGAACAATATCAACTCAAATCCAACAATCAAGTGTTCTTGAACAAGCAAAACAGGCAGAAGAAAATAAACAACAAAGAATATTATCAGAACAGAGATTAAGAGAAGGAAAGGAAGGAATATTAGAGAAAAAAATACAATCTGCACTTGCTAAACCATTACAAAAAGTTGGTGGTGCTGCTCAAAAATCTTTATTTAATCTGGGAAGATTTTTCCAGATATTACTCCTCGGAACTCTTGGTTCACGTCTTTTAAGAGTTATTGGAGATTTATCTTCTGAAGGAGAATTAAGTCTTGGTAATTTATTTGATAAAGTCAAAAAAGACTTAGCGATTGTAGGCACAATATTTGTTGGAATAAATGGTGGATTTGTATTAGCATTAAGAACTTTAACCTCTCTTACTGCAAGATTAACTAGTTTTGCTTTTAGAAATTTATTACTTAGACCAATTAATCTTGTCCTTGGAATTGTTGGAGGAGTATTAAGAAAACTTTCTGGTAGAATTAGAAATGTTCCACGATTACCAGCACCACCTGTACCAGCACCACCTGCACCTGGAAACTCATCCAATAGAGGAGGACGTACATCTAATACTAATACTGGTGGATTAAGAGGACCTTTAGGTAACCTTACCAGAGGCGTGAGAAATATTGCAATATTGAATGCATTATTTGGAGAGGACTTTGATAGAAGTATAATTGGTGGTTTAGGTTTTACAGCAGGAGCAATCGCATCATCCCTTATACCAATACCAGGAGCAAGAGTAGTTGGTGGTATGCTTGGTAGTTCATATGCAATGGATTTGTATGAAAGATCTGGTTTGAGCATACCTGGTCTAAGTCAAAGTTTAGATGATCTTGGAATCCCAGACCTCGGTGATGGGGCGAGAGCAATATTTGAAAGATTAACAAAGAGCGAATCAGATTTAAAAGCAGATCAAGATAGGGCAAATACGGTTATAATTAATAATTCTGGAAATGATGGTGGAACCACTGAAGTTCCTAGTTCTGGTGGGTCTGGCACTGGGATTAGCTTGCTTAGTGTTCCGAGTGGTAATAGGGATAATCCATATATGTTACATTCTCTTATTCAATATAACATCGGAGGTATGGGTATCTGATGTCATTTGCAACTAATTCTGCTAAAAATTTATCCGGAATACAGAAGTCACTAACTAGACTTCAAAGTTCTATGCTTGGAACTAGGAAGTCTGCTCAGAGTATATCAAAATCTCTTAAAGAAACTAATATTAAAAAAAGAAGGGGTATTGCTGATAGCGCCAAATTTTTCCAGATGAGAAGAGAGTCTGTTAGGAGAAAGGAAAGAGAGGACCTTGTTGAGGCATCATCATCAACGGGTGCTATAAGAAGAACTGGTCAAGGTGTCATGAAGAGTACCAAAGGGTTTTTTGGTAGAATAATGGATTTCCTTGGAAATATTTTAATTGGATGGGCAGTTGTCAATCTGCCTAGAATTATCAAATTTGCTGAGGGTTTAACTAAAAGACTTCAAAAATATAAAAGTATTCTTGATGATTTTTTT